CGAAACAACAAAGTGCGGCATATACTGTACTAACCGTTAAAAGTACATTTAGTAAAGGAAAGTTTGAGCAAGATCTACACGGAATGCTGTTAACAAATTTAGGACAACAGCAAATAAATGCCACTGCCGCAACAGGGAGAGATTCTGCTGCTAGTAACGCAGTGACCCCGGCGCAAAATCAACCACAGGCAGGAACACGTACTCCCAGTTTACAACCTATCTCTAATGATGTTGGTGCGTTGCTTGCTCCGATTACGACTAATAGTTTGTTGAGCGGGCTCAGTCCTGGCTCGTGGACCAATGGAACGGCATTCAACAATATACCCGTCGCTGGTGCTAATGCTTCGTCTATAGTAAGTCTCGCATTACCACAGTTAGCTAACCCAAGCCAGCTACCATTTTCTAACGGGCAATATCTCAGTTTACTCAGCACTCAACTGCCCGGTGCCGTTGGGTCAATAGGTTCTGGTTTAACAGGTACTGGTTTAACAGGTACTGGTTTAACTAGTTTGCCAGCAGGATTAATCAATAATATCAATTTGATAAACACAACAGTTGATAGCCTTCCTAGTGTGAGAATCCTTAGCCCTTCGCAAACTTCCTCAGCTACACAAGTTTTTGGCAATACGCATGTACAGGTAAATACAGAATCACAAATTATGGCTCCGTCTGAAGATGCTGACGACCATCTAGGAGATTTCTAATGGCAAATAACACGCCTCGCACAACAGGTAGATCGCCAAATTATAAATTTGATCGCGCAGGCACACCCACGGATTTTGGTCCGTTTAGTGGGGAAGTAATGAACAATATTGACCCTACTAGGCAAGGTCGTCTTAAAGTTTATATCAAACAGTTTAGTGGCCCGGATAAAACTGTTGTTGAAAAGTGGCGTACGGTGCGATATTGTCCTCCATTTTTCGGAGCAACACCAAAAACTAGCACGTCAACTGGCGTAGGTACGTACGGTTCTACTAATAATCAACAAAGTTATGGCATGTGGATGACACCACCAGATATTGGGGTGTCGGTATTATGTTTTTTTATTGCGGGAGATCCTAGCCAAGGTTACTATGTAGGGTGTTTGCCTGATCAAGGTATTAATCACATGGTTCCGGCAATTGGAGCAGTTACGAATCCAGTTGATCAAAATTTAGATCAAAAAATATATTTTGCCAATAGTTCAGCACTGCCGGTGGCTGAAATTAACAACGCTCCGCAAAACACAGCTATCAACGAAGCCCCACAATTTTTCAATCAAGAAAAACCAGTACACAGTTATGTTGCCAGCGCATTGTTTCAACAGGGATTAATCAATGATCCTATACGGGGATCTATTACAAGTTCTAGTCAACGTGAAAGTCCGTCAACAGTCTATGGCATTAGTACGCCTGGTAGACCAATATATCAGGGCGGATTATTTGATGCAACCATACAGCAACAAGTAGCATCTGGATCAGTAAAAGTAGAAGATCTTAACATAGTAGGTCGCCGTGGCGGGCATTCTTTTGTAATGGACGATGGCGATATAGCGGGCAATAATGCGCTAGTACGCATCCGTACCGCTAAAGGTCATCAAATTACCTTAAGCGATGACGGAAATTGTCTTTATATTTGCCACGCTAATGGGCAAGCATGGATTGAGTTAGGTCAAGAAGGTACCTTAGACGTCTACACTACAAACAGTATAAATTTACGTACAGAAGGCACATTAAACTTACATGCTGATAAAGACATCAATATCAACGCTGGTGGAAATTTAACTATGCTGGGGAATACCACCACTACACTACAAAGTAATGGACCTCTCAATTTAACTGCCAAAGGAGTAGCCAGTTTATTCAGTCAAATTAGTATAGGTGTAAAAGCCAACGGCGCATTATCTTTAAGTAGTAAAACGGGAGCATGGGACGCTGGTAGTTCATTAGCATTAGACGCAGGGGGTATCGATCTTAATTCTGGCGCATCAAGCTCTGCTGCATCGCTAGCAGCGCCAAAAGAAGCAAATAATTATCTAATGCCCGATGCTGAATTTGATGCCTCAATTGGTTGGGTAGTTTCAGCTACACAACTAACCAGTATCGTAACACGAGCTCCTGCTCATGAACCTTGGCCATACCACAATCAAGGTGTTCAAGTAAATGTTAATTTAGACAGCGGTACCAATACTCCGCCGCCTGGGGCTCCTGCGTTGCCTCCTGGTGTATCAATAGCACAAGTGAACAGTCTGTAATCGCAAAAATGTCTAAATTTACCTACACTTTACCATCTGGCTCAACGTATGTACTCAATGCCCCAGAGGGCACTACACAAACCGCTGCCGATAAAATGTTTTATTCACAGGTTGCGGCGGGTACATTCGCTGGATATAAACCTGGTGACACTTTATCAAGCCCCTCTACAATTTTAACAAATTTTGGATTATCGAGGCTACAGCGCGGTACAGCGGGAGTAGATGATCAAACATTACTAGCTATAGTATCTAAATTACCTATCGTAGCACCAGTACCCAATCTCGCCACTACTGCAGTTCAAAACCCGATTAATCAAGCAGATTTCGCCCAGGTACTAAGCAATCCAACTGGTCTAGTAAATGGACTAATAGATAGTCAACCTCTGGGCATTGGAGTATTAAATTCAACACAAGTTCAAGCGTTGATGGCACAAATTGCGTCAACTGTTAATCAATCTTCTTGTGATATAACCCAAGAAAAAGGCGTGGGAAAATATGGTTTCAATAGTATACAATTAGAGCGGGCCGGATATATTAAACCAGGTTATTCCAGCAGATACTGCCCTATCAATGAAAATACACAACAAAATCCTAATAATTTTATAGAATTTATGAAATCACCCGCACCATGGAGTGGTGTAAACGGAGTAGTAACAGTTGACAATATACTTTGCGATGACGCTTTACAAAATCAAATTCAGCACAAACTAATGTTACAAAGTTACAATGGTTTTGTAGATACTGGAACTATAACTCCTGCTACTCCCGCAGTTACAACTCCCAGTGTCAGTACCGGGCAAGTCTATACTAACAACGGGATACTGACATCAGTGACTCCACTGACGTTATTAACCTCTAGTGGGATTGGCATTAATTCCGCTAACAATAACCTACTTCAAGCAGTAGCAGGAAATATATTGTCTGGTATAAACACATTAACTGGGCTAAATGGAAATATTAGTTCTTTGCCAGCAGACCCGCCAGTGGGGACAATAAGTGGCAGTTTGTCAAATTTAGGATCAGACGCAGTATCAATTTATAATAATGGTATAACAAGTCTTTCTTCGGGGGCAGTTGGGTTTAACCCAAATACTACCAATTTACACGGCGGGCTAACACAAATTAGTGGACTTGCTGCCATACCGGCACTTAACAATGCTGCGGTCTCTATCACAACCTCACTTAAAGGTGATGTTGGCGCATTAATAGCAAACGGCAGCAAATTTGGAGTAGGCACTACTAATTTATGGGCAGCAAATACTAATCAGCTTACCCCTGCTGGCATTGACCATCTTACTGTTAATTTACAATCCTCTGCCAGCAGATTAGGTTCTAATTTAACTACAGCATTAAATTCTCTAGGTGTAAGTAGTCAATTTAGTGTTGTCTTTGCTGATCTCTCTTGTGGCGGTCTAAGTAGTGGCTCCTCAGCAGCAGGGGGTTTCAGTAATACTGTTAATCGTAGTACATTAGATGCAGCATCCATACGTGTGATTGGTAGTAGTAAGATTACTCCGCCTTCGTATGATTTACCTAGTGTATCAAGTCTTGGCAAAAGCGCAGATATCGCACAAGCACAATCATTACTCAACGGATTACAAAAGACTGCCGCTGGACTTTTAACTTCAACTGGTGTACCGGCTAATATAGCCAATCAAACAGTTAAGATAGCTGGTAAATTGTTTGGCTAAGTAATATATCATGGCCACATTCATCGGATTCAACACAATTAATCAAAATAAACAGTTTACTCTTGTTGACTTCGACTTGATAAAGCGAGACTTGCTGAATGCTTTTAATATTAGGCAAGGTGAGCTAGTGGGCAGACCTGGATATGGTACTTTGTTATGGGATTATTTGTTTGAAAATCAAACATCAGAAACACAATCTGCGATCTATACTGAAATTCAGCGTGTAGCCGGCGGCGATCCACGTATATACATCAACAATATCTATATGTTTCCCCAAGAAAACGGGATGTTAATACAAATCCAACTACAAACTGTGGCTACTACTGACGCACAGCTTTTATCTATATTCTTTAATCAAACACAGCGTAGCGCAAGTTACGTGTGAGTTAAACTACCCAGTTTATTTCTGGTATAAATATCGTATACTAGGAACAATATGGCAACGACTACAAGACAAACAGTCCTTTTTGGGGTAGAAGATTGGAAAAGAATATACCAAACTTATAGCGAGGGTAATTTTCAATCTTACGATTTTGAAACACTACGCAAAAGTTTTGTTGACTATTTACAACAATATTATCCTGAGACGTTTAATGACTATATTGAATCTTCAGAATTCATCGCCTTGCTTGATGTCATGGCCTTTATGGGCCAGAGTCTCGCATTTCGCTCGGACTTAAATACCCGAGAAAATTACATTGACACAGCAGAACGTAGAGACAGCGTAATTAAACTAGCTAACTTAGTTTCCTATACTCCTCAACGTAACAGCGAAGCCAATGGTTATCTCAAAGTATTTTCTGTATCTACTACAGAAAATTTAACAGATTATAATGGCGTTAGTCTTTCTAACGTCACCGTTAACTGGGCTGATCCCAGTAATTTTGATTGGCAAGAACAGTTCATAACTATTGTTAACGCCGCACTAGTTGATACACAAAGAGTGGGTAATCCTGGTAACAATCAAACTATATTAGGTGTGGACACACAAGAGTATACGGTTAATCTAGTACCGGGTTACATTCCGGTGATTCCCTATACTGCTACCATCGATGGCATCAACATGCCGTTCGAAGCCGTTAACGCCACTTCATTAAACGAAACTTATATTTACGAACCGCCCCCTTTGCCTAATGGTCAGTTTAATATTTTATTTAGAAACGATCAGCTAGGTTATGCTAGTGGCAATACTGGGTTTTTCTTTTACTTTAAACAGGGTGTATTACAAAGTCAAGATTTTAATTTAGTTGAGAGCATCGCTAATCGTACTGTTAATATCAATATAGATGGTATCAACAACACAGATGTATGGTTATATCAGTTAGATAATTTAGGTAATTTACGTACAGAGTGGCGCATGGTTCCGTCTGTATATGCCGCGGCCGTTGAGCAAATGACACCTACTCTACGCACAGTATTTTCTGTAGCCAGTAGAACCAATGATCAAATAACAATGGTATTTGGTGATAATGTATTCTCAGCGATTCCAGTTGGTCAGTTTAGAACTTATGTCCGTGCATCAAATGGACTACAATATATTATTAACCCCGAACAAATGCAGTCAGTATCAATACCTATCTCGTATGTGAGTCGTACTGGTAGTATTGAAACTATTACCTTTACCTGCGGGTTGACAACGCCAGTCACTAATGCAGCTCCTAGAGAAACTATTACGCAGATCAAAGAACGTGCCCCTGCTCGTTATTACACACAAAATCGCATGGTAAACGGAGAGGACTATACTAATTTCCCGTTTACCACATACAATTCTATCATTAAAAGTGCCGCACTAAATCGCAGTTCTATCGGAACCAGTCGCTATCTTGACTTAGTTGATCCAACTGGAAAATATTCTTCTACTAATGTGTTTGGTTCTGATGGCGCTATGTGGTATACAAATACCACACCCGCATTTACATTTACCTGGCAAACTACCAATGACATCAACAATGTTATCTTAAATGATTTAACGCCTATACTGATAAAAGCCACGACTAGACAATTTTACTACGCTAATTTTTCTCGTCCAGATTTAACAGCATTAAATTATTCATGGCATGAAAGTACTACGATAGTAAATGAAACCACTGGGTATTTTGTCAATAGTACCGGTACACCAGTGGCCATCGGATCTACTGCCAGTAACAATGCTAGATTTATTGTAGAAGGAGCATTAATTAAATTTGTTCCCCCAACTGGGTACTATTTTGACAGTAGTAATGAGTTAAAGCCCGGTGTACCAACGGAAGCTGCCGATCATTTAATAATTTGGGCTAGCCCCACTGCTATAATAGGCAATGGTACTAACAACGGTCTTGGTAATTTAACTGATGGTACAGGTCCAGTGGTAATTAATACCTACGTGCCAACCGGGGCTATTGCCACCATAGTAATACCTTTGTTTGTGTCTACCTTTGGCACCGCTGTACAGCAGACTATCTATAATCAAATAGTAATTAAGGCTAATTTTGGTCTAGGCTATGACAGTACAGGTACAATTACTGGCACGCCCTATACATGGTATGTGATTACTGCTAACAATCTCGCAGTGGGTGCTACATGGAGCCAAGCTCATGCTGGTAGTACTGCCGGCGCAAATCTCGATGCCAGTTGGTTAATACAATGTACCTATGATGGATCACAATATACTGCCGTGACTAGAAGTCTTGATTATTATTGGGGTAGTGTAATAGAAGTACGTTTCTTCTTTGATACCGCACAAGCTATCTATGACAGTCGCACGGGTACTGTGATCAGTGACTTCATTAAAGTATTAAAAACTAATAGTCAACCTTATACTAACTATCCGCTGTTAACTGACATACCGCTTAAAATTATAGGTCAGCCTGTGCTCAGCGACGGGCTTGTTGATGACTATCAAATATTAGTCAGCTATCAGGATCATAACAACGATGGTATACCTGATGATCCTGACTTCTTTACAGAGATAGTTGGCGTATCTCCTGCCAGTACTGCTGCCAAACAACCTTTTGTATTTTTCCAGCAGACAGTTGACTTTGATAATTTGGAACGTTATATACTACAGCCAGCAGGGTCAGTTGACGGTGACTATGCCACATTAGCTGCTATAGAACTAGTTAAAGAACAGTATGTAACTGGCAAGGTATTTTACGCTTATCAAGAACAAAACTTTTATACCTTAACTTTAAATTTATCTGGCACACGAGTGTTGACATTAACCTCAGGATGGATAGCACAGATTGGTAGACAAGATCTATATTTCCAATATAGACACAACAGCGCATTAACTAACCTCATTGATCCCGGCAGCACTAACATTATCGATTTGTATATCGTTACACTAGAATATTATACCTCTTATCAACAATGGATACAAGATACAACTGGTACGGTCACAGAACCATTGCCTCCTACCATCGATGAACTAACAACGGCCTACGCTGGTCTACAAAATTATAAGATGATCAGTGATAACATGATTCTTAACAGCGTTGAGTTTCAACCTTTATTTGGTAGTAAGGCAGCAGAGGCATTGAGAGCTACTATTAAAGTTATACCTGCTGCTAATACCAATGCCAGTAACAATCAAATACAAAATCTAGTACTAGCTACCATGAATTCTTACTTTAATATTGCCAATTGGGAGTTTGGTCAAACCTTTTACTTCTCAGAGTTAGCCGCATATATACATTCACAAGTGGGCACTTATGTGTCGTCAGTGGTTTTAGTTCCCTTAAATCCTCAGAAATCATTTGGTGACTTGTATGAAATACAATGCGCTCCATACCAAATTTTTGTAAATGGCGCAACTATCCGTGATATAGAAATAATTAATTCATTGACTAGTACAAATCTGCAGACTGCTCCTGGTAGCGGGGTAATTTAATGGCCAATCAAATTCGCACAGTTGACTTCTTACCGGAAATATTTCAAACTCCAGTAAACAAACAATTTTTATCAGCGACTCTAGATCAACTTGTCCAAGAACCACAATACAAACAAACACAGGGTTTCATAGGACAAAAAGTTGGACCAGGAGTAAATCCCAATGACAGTTATGTTGTTGAGCCAACACCCAGTCGCAACAACTATCAATTAGAACCAGGGGTGGTGTCACTGAATCCTGCCACTTCGGCTATCGATGATGTCATAACCTATCCCGGCATATTAGATGCCTTGCGTACACAAGGCGGCATAGTTGATCAAGCTGATAGATTATTTGAAAGTGAGTACTATTCGTGGGATCCATTCGTTGATTTTGACAAACTAAACAATTATGCCCAATACTACTGGTTGCCAAATGGTCCAGACGCAGTTACGGTAGCAGGAACACAAATTCCAACTACACAGACGTTTACAGTTACACGAGCAAATGGTTCTTATACTATCAGTGGCTATACTGGTACTAATCCTGCTATTACTTTAGTTAGAGGTGGTAGCTATCAATTTACAGTGGCGCAAAACAACACAGATGCCATTGACTATCGCGTTACTAACAACGGTACGAGCTCTTGGGCCATTGACTATGAGCCTAACCCCACATTAACTTTAGTTCGTGGAAATACTTATACTTTTAATTTAATACAAAATTTACCTCTTGCTTTTTACATTAAGACAGAATTAAGTTTTGGTACAACTAATATATGGTCACAGGGTGTGACTAACGGCGGTGCCTCGCAGGGCTTAGTTATTTTTACAGTGCCACAAGATGCTCCCGACGTACTATATTATTGTAATGATTTAGAATTTAATCTACGTGGTCAACTAAACATAGTTGACGCTATACCTGGTTCGGGGCCAGGATTTTGGATTCAAACACAACCTGGAATCAACGGTGTACTTCCGTGGAGTCCTAATATTTCTGATCGCACGGTGCTAGGCGTTACCAACAACGGTACTGATTTAGGCACAGTATCTTTCAACGTGCCTTTAAGCACGGCACAGAATTTTTATTACTCGATGCCAAACATCGGCAGAGTAAATTTAATAGCTGGACCACAATATCAGTTTGACAAGATCAATGGTGTAACTGTGGAAAGTTTCTTGAACTCTTACCCCAACGGAATCGATGGAATAACCAATCTCAACAATCAAACACTGGTGTTTACTACACAGTTAACCAATGTTGAAGATGGCGGATGGTATTTCTTAAGTCCTTTTTCACCACAGATTAGAACTGCTCCCAATCAAACATCACAACAGATCAGTTACGATGTAGCGGGTCAAAATTATGATGTTTATCCTTTTAATACGGTAACAACGGAAATTACTGGCTCGCCCGACCCCACAGATGGTCAATCGGGTACTTTTGATTCTATTCCATTTGATCAAGCTACACCAATAGCTGATCCTGCTGTGCAATTTAGTATATGGCGCGCAAATTATCAAACTGATGAAACAGGTACTGTATTCATATATCTAACGTCTATACAAAGTGTAGAGCCATTAACACAATTTTCTATTAGCGGCGGTGCCGAGTATGTAAACACGCAGTGGTATAAAAATAGTCAGGGCTTTTTTACTCAAATTCCTTTGTTGACGGCAACACTGCCCTATCTGTTTTATCAAGATGGACAAGATCCAAATATGTTTGGTACTATCAACTTAATAGATCAAGCTGCCAACGCCAGTATAGATGTTGTCACTGATATTTTAGGTAAAAAAACATACACTAGCCCAAATGGCGTTACATTTACCAATGGGCTCAAGGTAGTATTCCAAGGTGCTATAACACCTGCGCAATATCAAGGTAACAGCTATTATGTGCAGGGTGTGGGATCTGCAATTGTATTATTGCCGGTCACTGAATTTATCGTACCTGAAATGTACGCTGCCGAAGTCAGTACCATAACAATAACTGGTGTTAGTGGCACTGGCACAGAAGTAACTTTAACTTATTTCCCACAATCCACTGTGCCCTTTGTGCCAGGTGAATTAATCATAGTATCTAATATTGTATCAGCGACTGGTAATTACAACGGAATTTTTACGGTAGTTTCAGCAACAACTTCTCAGGTTGTATATGCTAGCTCAGCGATAGGAGTTTACGTCAGTGGCGGCTCTATTGACTCGTACGGTAATCAACCCCTTAAACCTGATTATATAACGATAAGTCAAGCTAGTATTGATCACAACCCTTGGACAAGAAGTAACAGATGGTTTCACACTGAAGTAATCTCAGCTACCGCAGCATATAATAACACCGCACCAACTTATTATAATGTTCAGCGAGCCAACAGACCTATTTTAGAATTTAGAGCAGGTACAAAATTATTTAATTTTGGCGTTGAAGGTATTACTCCTGTAAATGTCATTGACTTTACACAGACTAACGCACTAGAAAATGTCAATGGGCAAATTGGTTATGGTACAGATGGCTATACATTAGAGCAAGACAGTTTAGTAATTTTTGCCGCCGATGCCAGTCCTAGTGTGCGCAATCAAATTTACAAAGTTACATTTATCGTACCTAATCCAGCGATCACCACACCTATTATTGATCTAGTTCCAGTGACTACGGCGTTGCTAAATCAAAGTACATTCTGTACAAGTGGACTAACTCTGCCCGGTAAAAGTTTTTATTACAATGGTACTGATTGGATTCAAGCACAGCAAAAAACTTCAGTCAATCAAGCACCCATGTTTGATGTATATAACAGCAGTGGGTACAGTTTTGGTGATATAGAATATTATCCTAGTACCAATTTTACCGGCTGTAAACTGTTAAGTTACTCTGAAAATCTCGACAATCCTGTTGACAGTGTCTTAGGAATTCCTCTAGCATTTTTCAGTATAGATAATATCGGTGACATATTATTTGATAATAATTTATACACTGATACATTTGTATACACACAAACTAACGCAGGTATAACCGTTGATGTCAGTACTGGATTTGTGAGACAATATTCGACGAGATTAACTTATACCACTGAACTTGGCTGGCAAACCGCAGCGGTACCTTCCCTGCCACGCCAGCAATTTCAGTTTAGTTACGCTGGTGTACCTTTACAACTTGACGTATTAGCAGCTACGAATTTGGATGTTCCTGCTGTACAGATTTTCATCAATGATGTTTATCAGCTGCCAACCAGTTATACATTGTCAGTTAATGTCAATACCAACACTACCGTAATCACATTAACTGGTAGTGGCTACGTTACTGGCGACATCATTGAAGTGTTGGTATACAGTTCGCAGGTCAGCAAAGTAGGATTTTATCAAGTACCCATTAATTTAGAAAACAATCCTTTTAATGGCAACAGCAGTCAACTTAGTCTTGGCACGATACGACAACATTATGCCACTGTATGCGAAAACTTGCCGTCATTCCAAGGTATAATAAACGGCTCCAATAATACACGCGATTTAGGTAATATTGTTCCCTACGGACAACAAATCTTACAACAGTCATCGCCGTTGACACTGGCTGGATACTTTTTAAGAAGTATAAATTATGATATATTTGCTGCTTTATCTTACAATAGCCGTGAATATGTCAAGTATAAAAACAAATTATTGACTGCTGTAACACAATTGAATATAAGTGTAGATCAATCCGTAAGTAGTATTCTCGATGCGGCGATAAGAAGTATCACTATAAATCTCACTAGCTCCAGTCCATTTTACTGGAGTGATATGTTACCTGCTGGGACAAATTATACTTCTAATACTACTATAGTCAACCCTGTTACCACAGCAACGTTTAACACCCTACAGACTTATAATTTTACATCTAGTAACTATCTTGGTTTATTGGTCTATGTCAACGGCGTATTGTTAGTGCGTGGTAGTCAGTATATCGTATCAGCAGAAGCTCCCAAGTTAACAATTTTAGCGCCGTTAAAGGTTGGCGATGTTGTTGTTATAAATGAATATCCTACCACAGTAGCCAGTTGGTGTCCAAATACACCTAGTAAAATGGGATTGTATCCCAAATACACGCCTGAAATATATCTCGATGAAACTTATTCAGAACCCACAGTGGTGATACAAGGTCATGATGGTAGTATTACTCTCGCGTTTGGTGATATACGAGATCAGGTGTTGTTGGAATTTGAAAAACGAATTTACGACAATATCAAAGTAGATGATAACCCAATTCCCTTAACCACAGATGAAGTTGATCCAAACTTTTATCCAGCACAAACTACGGCATTGTTACCTGGATTTTTCCGCAATACTCCTTATACCTACACTGAAGTAAATCAAATATTAAACGAAGATTTCCTGTCTTGGGTAGGACAAAACAAAATAGATTATACACAACAAAATTACGTTGCTGATAATCCTTTTAGTTATAATTACAGTCAGTCAGCTAATCGCATCAATGGCGCTGAGCTTTTACAAGGTAACTGGCGCGGCATCTATCGTTATTTTTACGATACTGAGACTCCCAATACCACCCCGTGGGAAATGGTTGGCTTCAGTGAAGAACCCATGTGGTGGATGGAACGTTATGGTCCTGCTCCTTACACATCAGGCAATAATGTACTGTGGGATGACTTAGAAGCTGGCATAGTAGGTGATCCTGCTGGACCATATGTGCTACCAGAATACATTAGACCAGGCTTAAACAAAATAATTCCCGCTGGTACCGAAGGTGAGTTATTACCTCCCCTTGAATCACTTGTGGGGTTAAACGATCCTCTTTCTTTCCAAGCATCGTGGGCAGCTGGCGACGGCGGACCTGTTGAGGCATCATGGTGGAATTCATCATCTTATCCTTTTGCCATAATGCGATTAATGGCACTGACTAAGCCAGCACAGTTCTTCTCGCTATTTGCTGATAGAGACTTATATCGCTATAACACAACATTGGGACAATATCTCTATAACAACCGTTATAGATTAAATGCCAGTGGAGTACAGGTTTATGGCAATGGCGTGAGTAAAGCCAGTTATATAAACTGGATCGTTGATTACTACAGCCAATCAGGTATTAACAGTACCACAGCACTGACAGAAGCATTGGCCAATCTCGATGTGAGATTGTGCTATCGTATGGCCTCATTCTCAGATCCCGTGTATCTACGACTATTTACTGAACGCGCTGGTCCTAATTCTACCAATAATAGTTTACTGATACCGCCCACTAGTTACGACTTGTTATTTTATAAGAATCAACCATTTAATCAAATTACATACAGCTCGGTAATCGTCACCGTCACAGAATTAATTAACGGCAGCGTGGGATATACTGTATATGGTTACAGCAATGTACAACCTTACTTTGAAATTTTAGTAAGCAACCCCGCCGGACCTTATCAAACTATAAAAGTTGGTAACATTTCAGTAAATGTACCTTCGCAGTATACCACAAACACCACAGAGATTCCCTACGGTCATACATTTACCAACACCGCCAGTGTTTGTGATTTCTTATTAAGTTACGGTGGCTTTTTAGAAAATCAAGGTATAGTTTTTGACAATGTAGAAAATGGATACACATTAAACTGGCAGCAGATGACACAGGAGTTTTTAAATTTTGCCGGGCAAGGATGGACGCTGGGTACGATGATCAACCTTAATCCCTGTGCTACTAAAATTACAGCTAGCCAGCCTATCAGTATAGTCGATACCATTGCCAGTGTTACACCGGAAAATATGTTGCTGGATCAAAATCACAAAGTCTTAGATGTAAGAACTATGGTGGTTTATCGTGATGGTAATTCTTTCTCAATTACTACCACTAATGGTCAAACGATTAACTTCTTAACACTGAAATTTACCAACTATGAAGATATGGTAGTGTTAAACAACACTAGTCAATATAATGATCTAATCTATAATCCTATCACGGCTGCTAGACAAGTTAGACTCAGTCTGATAGCTTCAACTACAACAGAGTGGGATGGCCAGTTAAATGCTCAGGGCTTTATCTTAAATCTCAATAATGTAAAACAATGGCAACCTTATACCAAATATACCAAAGGTATGATAGTATTGTACAAAAACACGTATTGGCAAGCCATTACTATAAGTGAGCCGCAACAAACATTTAATTACAATGACTGGGTCAAGAGCAATTATCAAATGATTGATCAAGGCTTATTACCTAACCTAGCCAATAAAGCAGATCAATTAGTCAGCGCCTACGATGTATATCAAGCGAACTTAACCAGCGACAACGATCTATTTGCCTTTGGCTTGATTGGTTTCCGACCTCGTCAGTATATGACTGATATGAATCTGAACGGGGTTACACAAGTTCAACTATATCAACAATTTATTGGCACTAAAGGAACTAAACTAGCGGCTCAAATTTTCAGTAATGCTAACTTAGGCAAAGAGTCTGGGCAATATAATGTTTATGAAAATTGGGCTGTGCTGTCTGGCACATACGGCGCACAGGCCAATAGGAGTTATTTTGAGATACAGTTGAATCAGTCACTGCTGAAGTATAACCCATCGACTATACAAATTATTGTTCCTGGAGAAACTAGTCAGGCTAACCAAACAGTTTTTGTCAACGACTTATGGAGAGAAAGTTATAGAATAACCACTGCTAATGTATTACCTACCACTTATGAAAATAGCAGTTTGTCATCGGCATTGCCAACAGCTGGCTATGTATGTTTAGATGATGTTGATGTTACAGTGTTTAGTATCCAAGACCCTGCTGCGATTGATGCCAACCTCAATAAGATAGGCATAGGCACTTACATCTGGATAGCTAAAATTAACAGCTATAACTGGGGCGTATATCGTGTAGCAGAAGTTCCAGGTCAAATGACCTTGTTATCAAACAATCTCAACGGCACAAGCCTAGTTACATTTACCGCAGCACATGGCCTAGCAGTCTCTGATTTAATTATAATCAAGTATTTTAATCCAGCAGTAAATGGAGTTTATCGTGTACTATCGGCGCCATCGATCACTACGGTTACCATTGCGTTTACCTTTACCAATACTAATTTAACATCGGTGGGTGGTGTTGGTCTGGTATTTAAACTAGACAGTGCTAGAGTTAGTCAAGCCAGCGATATCTCAACGCTGTCATATGTTAATCATCTAACGCCCGGCGATATTGTTTGGGTAGACAACGACGGCAACGGACACTGGGAAACTTTACAAAAGCAAGCGCCATTTGTCACTAATTCTACTATTACTCCGGGCTTTTCGGCGCAGGATCAATATGCCGTAAGCCTCACACAAACCACCGACAACTTTGGAGCACTAGTAGGTGCCCCTAACACAAATAGTGGGGTTGGCGCGGTGTTGGCCTATTTCAGAGGCGTTAACACTGACTATGTTTATAGTTACACGTTTAATCCAACTGCGCGAGATACCGCAGGATTTGGTAACATAGTTACTTTTGGCAACAAAAACTGGGCCGTAGTTGGTGCCAGTGCTAGTCTGTCAGGAGTTGGCTATGCTTCGATGATCTATCGCACATCAACAGCCAGTACCTATTCTGAAACACAGTTGTTAGTTGCGCCAGATCAAAACTTTACGGCGATTGGATTTGGATCTAGCGCAGCAATTAGCCGCGACGAACGTTGGATGTATATTAGCGCACCTGGTAACAACACAGTCTATGCCTACGAACGTATCGATGTTGAGGCTCAGTCTATTGTTTATACAACAGACGGAGTAACCTCAAAGTTTGAATATACCAGTGCGTTACAAGTTAATTTTGCTGATGTAAATCAAATAACAGTCACCATAGGAAACAGCATTGCCATACCGGGATTAGAATTTACAGTTGATTCGCTATATGTGATATTTGGTATCGCTCCGGCAGCCAATCAAACATTGACCATTACTAGAAATCAACAGACACAACTAGATCAAGAAATTTATTATGGTGTACAACAAAGTGTGACATCCGGTGTTGGTCAAGGTGCTGTGTTTACACTAAACAATACCCGCGGAGTTTACTTTACCACCCTGAACTTCGGTGGGGCGTTTTACAAAGTAGGTGATACACTGACTGTATATGGTGCGGATATTGGCGGCACGACACCAGCTAACAATTTAGTCATCACAGTGACTGCTGTAAAATCAGGCGCAATTACAACATTTACTGCAACTGGTGGCAGCACTACCAATACCAGAGCATTCACGCTGTCTCAGTCGTTGTACACCGCTACAAACATTTATAGTTTCACTGTAACGGTCAACGGGCAGATACAACGTCCTTATTTAGATTATACATTTAACAACTCTACCACACTACTGACTTTCTTAACAGTCCCGTCAGCAGGATCGGTTATTATAGTAACAGCTAAAACTTACTGGCAATATATCACCAGCATTACATCCTCTGACTCAGTTATGGGAGATTATTTTGGCGCCAGTGTTGGCACTACAACTGATGGTAGACAAATCGTTATTGGCGCCGTCAACACAGAAGTAGATTCATTGGGCATGGCTGGCAGTGTATATGTATTTGACAGAAGCGTGATCAGATATTTGGTATCTAATACTAGCCAAATAACTTATGCGATGCCTGGTGTTGTAAATTCTCCCGTGGCTGTGATTGTAAACAATGTATTTTTAATCAGCACAGCAGAATCAGTTTCTGGTCAGTATACGGTTAGCGGCAGCAATATAGTATTCACTAACATCACATTTACTGCGGGCGATATAATTGAAATTGAAACTAATGATATACAACTGATTCAACAGTTTACATCCAGCACTCCCAGTTACGAAGCTAAATTTAGTTCAGCGATTAGTGTATGCCCGTTAAACTGCAGCGTATATGTCGGAGCACCGTTTGACAGCACTTATGTGCCTCAAGCAGGTTCGGTCGATCATTTGGTAAATCAGTCTAGAGTATATGGAGTTACAACTTCTGCCGTGGCTAATCCTGTGCTTACGCCAAGTGGAACATTGAGAATAAATGACAGTGTAGTCACTGTACCCGCTGCTCCCAATAACACAGTATTAGGTTTCGCTGCTGCGATTAACGCAGCAAAAATACCCAATGTTGCTGCCGTGCCTACTCCAGATTTAACTTTTGTAGGCAATGGATCAACTAAAGCATTTTATATAGGAACTCTGTACTCTACAGCCACTTCTTATACCACTGTAGTATATGTAGATGACATATTACAGACGTTTGGGGTAGATTATTCTTACACATCAGCTACAGAAGAAATTAATTTTGTCTATGCTCCTGGCAATCTAAGCAGAGTATTAGTAGTTTCCGGTAGATTGACCGTCAGTGTAGAAAATGCCGCAGCAGCCATGGCCACTAACATGATCACAGTATTGCCGGGACCAGTGAATTCAGTATTTGATCAACTAGGGTTTGATACATTTGTGTTTACACAGCAGATATTAAGTCCTGCGGCAACAGCATATGGGCAGTTTGGATCAGCACTTAGCATTGATACTAACGCTGTTAACTTAATTGTTGGTGCTCCAAATGGCAATGTCTATGAGGCCACTACATTTGATGCTGGACAAACTTATTTTGATGAACACAGTACTACATTCTTTGATCCTATCAACAACGGCGGGGTAGCATATACCTATGATTACTTCCCTGGTAGCTCTAATACCTTAGCCAATGCTGGTCAATTTGCGTTTGGCCAACAAATTTACAACAGTAATACAGCAACTGGTGATAGATTTGGGGTAAGTGTAAATTATACCAGTGGCAGATTAATGATAGGCGCTCCTGGCGGGTTGACTAACAATACTACTAACTTGAGTTACATTACATTATTCGATAATCCCACCAACTCACCTGCTTGGATGCCTATACGCAGTCAACAACCGGTGGTAGATGTATACGCATTGAATAGCGTATTTACGTATAGCGGTGGGCAAGCTGTTGGAGTAAACGTTACCGCTAACGCAGGAACTCAAAACTACTTTGATTTCTTTGATCCTTTACAGGGAAAAATATTAGGTGTTGCTAGACAAAATATTGATTATATAGGTGCTGTTGACCCTGCTCAGTACAACACAGGATCTGTTCACAACAACGGTAATATGTGGACCAGTGAGCATATCGGTGAGATGTGGTGGGACACTAACTCTGTGAGGTTTATTGATCCCAATCAAGATGACATATTATACGCCAGCAGACGTTGGGGAACAACATTTCCGGGCAGCAGTGTAGATATATATCAGTGGGTTGAAAGTTCTATCCCTCCGGCTAACTATAATGGTCCTGGTACACCATTGAGTGCTATCAGTTATACCGTCAGCTCACAACTAGGTCAAAATAATATTTTCCAAACACTATATTATTTCTGGGTCAAAGGTATTACCACGATATCCAGTGGATCTGGAAAAACTCTCAGTAGCAGTGGCATCAGTAGTTATATATTAGATCCGCGTAGTAGTGGATTACCTTACATTGCCGGACTAAATGCTTCGACAATAGCGATTTATAATGCTCAAAACTTACTGAACTCCACTAACACGATTTTAAGTGTGGGCTTTGATCAACAAATAAATGATGCTGTAGTACACCAAGAGTATCAAATCATCACTGATGGTGTTGCCAATAGTTTCTTAAACACACAACTATATCGTAAATTCCAAGATAGTTTGTGTGGTGTTGACACAGCAGGTAATTCTGTGCCTGATCCAACACTGAGTCCAGGTATGCGTTTTGGTGTGCAATTTAGACCACGACAAAGTATGTTTGCTGATAGATTTACGGCATTACAGAATTATTTGGGAAGAGCCAATACAGTATTAGCACAGTATCCTATCACAGAAACACGCAGTTTTAATTTATTAAATTCATCTCAGCCAACACCTACGGCTAGTTCCGGCGCGTGGAATTTTACAGTACCTAACTTAGAAGTACTGGGTTATCAAAATATCAATGCTGTGCCTGTGGGATATCGTTATCTAGTTCTAAGTGACAGCAGTCAACAAGGTCGTTGGACCATCTATCAAGTACAGTCTACTCGTACATTACTATTAGTACAAGTACAAAGTTATGTTACATCACTGTACTGGTATTATATAAACTGGTATCTCCCTGGGTATAATAGTAGCATAGCTCCTGTGGCTGCGGTACAAAACTATGGACAGTTAGCTACTCTGTCTTATACCACTGCGCCAGTAAATTCCAGTGTTCGTGTGATCGATAACGGTGCGGGTAAGTGGGAGATCTATCTGCGCACTGGGTTAGATGCTGCCAATGATTGGACCCGTGTGGGGCTCGAAGATGGTACCATAGCATTTGCCGAATCGCTGTGGAATTATACTGTGGGCAATTTTGGATTTGGAGCTGAAGTATTTGATGCTCAGTATTTTGATGAGTCGCCACGTGTTGAAACACGCTACATTATCCAAGCATTAAACGAAGAAATTTACGTCGGCGATTTAGAGATACAACGTAACAGCAGTTTAATCTTAATGTTTAATTATGTTTACAGTGAGTTTACTGATCCTTCTTGGTTAGTAAAAACCAGTTACGTTGATGTCAATCATAATATACGTAGTTTATTACCTTATCAAACATACCTCACAGATAATCAACAGTTTGTATTAGATTACTTTAACGAAGTTAAACCATATCACGTACAAGTGCGACAGTTTAATTTAATCTACACAGGAGAAGATGATTTCCAAGGCGATATAACTGACTTTGATCTACCAGCATACTGGGACAAAGCATTAGAGTTGCCACAGTTTGTTAGCCCGATATTAACACCTTATGATGTAGCAGTTACACCGCATTACTCCACAGTCAGTGATGCTGCTCCAAATGCGCAGATCTGGGTTGAACCCAGTTTATATAATCAATGGTTCACTAATTATCTACTAAGCATACAAAGTGTAGCCATAGCATCGGGTGGATCAGGATATACTACTACCCCAGTCGTCACAGTAGCTGGAGTCTGTACAACACCAGCAGTGATGAAAGCCGTGATCAACGGCGCAGGCCAAGTAGCTGCTATTACGGTAGTCAATCCCGGAGCAGGATATCTAACCACAGCGATTATTACTATTTCCGGCGGTAACGGAGTTGGAGCACAGGCTGTGGCTTACATGGGCAATAACCAAGTACGCTCAATCAAAACTACCATCAAGTACGACCGTTATGAATATAAAACCAGTATTATTAACTGGACATCTGGCGAAACTTACACATCGGGCGAGTTGGTAAGAGCTGACAATAAAGTGTGGCAACCGTTGGGCACTGTTACAAATACAATATTTGACCCGAGCCAGTGGCAGTTAGTGGAAGCAGGTTCGTTAAGTGGAGTTGATCGTACCATGGGTTATTATGTATCAACACCTGATACCCCTGGTCTATCTCTGCCCTTGTTAGTAGATGGAATTGACTATCCCGGCGTTCAAGTTCAAGGTCTGGGATTTGACATGAATACTGGTTTTTCGCGTAGTACATTTGATATCACGCCGTTTGATAATTATTCACTAGATGCTAACGGGCAACCTACATATTTCTTAGGATTATTAGACACTATCTTTGAAAGCTCGTATGTTGATCCCTACTTGGGTACACGTGCCACTGACATCAATGTCGTGGGCGGGGCTTATGTCGATGCTTTTGAAAGTCACGCACCGGAAGAATTGCTACCAGGTATAGAATTTGATACCTTAGATTATCGTGTGTACACAACACCCGGAGCTGACTGGCAGGGTATTGGTCATGGATTCCCACAACGATTATCTAGGGTAATCTATAGTGCCGCTGCCCCTACTATCAGCTTTACCGGATTGATGCCATATCCTGTGGCATTGATCGTTACCAATGAGTCACGCGGATATGATTTAACTCTGGGTTTAGACTATACTGTAAATTGGGCAGCGCAGACGTTTACAGTATTGTCAACATCGCAACTAGTGAAAAACAATGATCAACTAGGCATTTATGTTTACGAACTTGGCGGAGGCAATCAACTATTCAAAGGTATTTACAACGGCAGTGAGGTACTAAATCATTTAACTGTGCCGGTTGAGTATAACTTAATACAGGAATTTGCGATTTTTGTCAACGGTGTTTACTTATCCAGCGGCTACACTTATACAGCAGGAGCCGCAGCGGGCACAACCGTAATCAATTTTGCTACAACTTATGGCAGCAGTGACTTTATCAGTCTAGTGGCTATTTCTCCCACCACCATTGACGGGGTCACAACAAACTACTCATGGAGTGCTCCTGTAACGCAGATCATCACGGCCACCGGCATCTTAACTTATACGCTGACCAACAGTCTAGCCTATACTAATAGTATAAATGCTGTGGTCAATGTCAACGGCATACGTGCTCGTACTGCTGCTGGCGTTAATTATTTAGGCAACGGTACTACCACAGTATTTGAAGTGGCACAGAGATTGGGTGTTGATCAAAGTGCGATAGTTTCAGCGGATGTAGTGGTATACTTCAATGATGTATTACAAAATGCCAGCGCATATACTGTAACCCCAGCGGTCTCTGGCGCCACCGTGACCTTCGGCACAGCACCTGCGCTAGATACGAGAATTTGTATTGCCGTACTAACTGGCGTACAGGCAGTTATCGATGCTGTGGCCAGTACACTGTCATTTATACCTAACCGTGGTCTTGTGCCAGTAGCCGGGCAGCCTATTACCGTTACAACATGGAATGATACCAGAGAACAACGCCTATTAACCCAGGTATTTGTGGGTCCAGTCACAGTGGGTACTACCGTCAGCGAAGGATTTGATACTATAAACTATGACACGTTGTTTATAGATGAAGTTGTGTTGGCTAACACTCCTGGTCCATTCCCGGCTACCACATTAAAAGATGGATTCGCGTATCAAATTAATGTATTAGGATCCACTGACTTTACACTGATAGGTGCTCCTGACAATAATGTGGGTACGGTGTTCTTAGCTAACTTGACGATACCAGTTGATGCCATCATCACCACTAGTGGACAATTCCACTGTTCCGCAACTTCGTCTGCGCTGAGAGTGGGCGAGATGATTACTATTTCCGGCGTGTTAACTGGGTCAGCTGGTATTACAGGATATACTCCACCCGCTAAAAATTACTATATCATAGCCACCAACGGTGTAACTACATTTACTCTTTCTGAAACTGTGGGTGGCGCAGCGATCACAACTGTTACTGGTTCCACGACCGGATTATTATTTACGATACAGGGTACTGGCACTGGAAACGCACTAGAAGTACAGTATATCCGCAGCAATGACACTAATTTATACAATGGCGATTCTGGATCCTTTGACACTACTATTGGTACGACGGCCTCAGTTAATAATTTAAATTTAGGAACGATAATAACTGATCCTTCACGTTTATGGGTATCGTTAAACGGCAGAGTGCTGAATCCTGATGTAGATTATGTATTAGAAACTGTCGATGCTCAATCTCAAGTTATCTTAACTTACGGTATACTACAGTCAACTGATGTCGTAATAATCACACAGTTCACTAACTCAATCGTACCGGAAGCATTGGATTTCCGTATATTCCAAGACATGCGTGGCGGACAAGCAGTGTATAGAATCACGGTAGCCACCACTACCACTGTAGTTGAGCCTGTGGCGTTAAACGATGATGTCATTTATGTCAAAGATGTTAACGCATTAGCGATTCCCAATTTCATAGCTAACATTTGGGGCGTAGTTACTATCGATGGCGAACGTATCATGTATCGTGAAATAGACTTTGCCAACAATTCAGTCAGGAGTTTATTGCGTGGCACAGCGGGTACAGCAGCCGCAGCTCATGCTGTAGGTGCTGCTGTTTATAATGAAAGCAGAGGTAATTTACTGCCAGAACAATTTCAAAACTATATTGTCAGCAATACTATATTAGCCAACGGTGTTGCTACAGAATTCACAGCAGCAGATATATCATTAAGCGGTACCAATACTGTGATCTGGATAGAATATGACAGTTACTCTGGAGCTACTACAGTGATAGACGGCGTCAACTACTATTATGCCAAAAGAACAGTACCAGCTAACACAGCCATCACCGATCCCACTTACTGGCAGCCGTTGAATCGTGCGGTACAAGTGTATGTTGCGGGTGAGTTACAAACTTCAGGATATACATTTGTCAGTGAAAATCCTGTAACCATTGAATTCACTGCGGCACCGGCCAATGGCAGCGACGTCACTATATTAATTAAACGTGGAGTAACTTGGTACGAGCAGGGCCCAAATACTGCCAGTAACGGAGTACCTTTACAAGAAACCAACACTGCCGCTGCTAGATTCTTACAGGGCCATTAAAGTTTCAAAATATACGATTTCAAAATTATAAATACGCATATGGAAAATAAAACAGTTAATCAAACACCACAAGCCCAACAGCCCGTTAAGCAGCCTGATGATACTAATTTGGTATCTGTAGAGGGTTTTGTAAAGATATTTGATCCAAAGACGCGCAAAGTATTTGTGGAGCAAAAGGCATGATGTCAGCATTTACGCCCACGATCAAAGGGCATATTAAGATCACAGACCGTGTCACTGGCGAAGTGTTAGTGGATAAAGACAATGCCATTAATTATGAAACGATTTCTATAGCTATGGCCAATACTCTCAGTGATCAAGGCGTTGGATGGATTTACTCTATGGCTTTTGGTAACGGCGGCAGCGCAGTAGACCCGACTGGAGTCATCACTTACCTGCCTCCCAATGTCACTGGACAAAATGCCAGTTTATATAATGAAACTTATGCTAAGGTAGTAGATCAACGATCAGCAGCTAATTTAGATCCTATCAACAACAACATGACGGTGTTACATACTCCGGGCAAGTATTATACTGATATATTAGTAACTTGTATGTTAGATTACGGCGAGCCAGCAGGGCAACAAGCATTTGATAACAGTACCAATTTTAACGGTGAGTATGTGTTTGATGAGCTAGGTTTACAATGTTGGAACGGGTCAGCTAGTAATTTGTCTTTGATTACACACGTTATTTTTCATCCCGTACAAAAAGCGCTCAATCGTTCGATACAAATTGATTATACCTTAAGATTACAATCGCTGACCAATCTTTCAGCAACATAATATGAATAAAATCAAATTTTTTCCAAAAACTGGACGTTTGATAGTACTAAATATAAATATAGAATAGGACACTGACGTATATGAGCTATACAATTAATCTAACAAACGGTAACGTTTTTGCTGTCATACCATCCGGTACTATTAACCAAGCCAGTTCAATGACGTTGATTGGTCAAAACTACGCGGGTTATGGTCAATTTTTGGATGACAATTTCATACGATTACTAGAAAATGGAGCTAACAATACTCCTCCCAGCGCACCGTTAGTTGGGCAATTATGGTTCAATACTACTTCGGGTGTATTAGAAGTTTACAATGGAGCAGGCTTCAAGACTCTAGGCGGCAGTCAAGCGTCTAGTTCTGCACCTTCAAATAATGCAGTTGGCGACTTGTGGTATAGTACTACTAATCAACAGTTAAATGTCTGGACTGGCTCGCAATGGTTATTAGTTGGTCCAATCTATAATTCAACCACAGGAATAACAGGAGCACTACCCGGAACCGTAGTTGACAATACATCAGTAGCACAT